TTATAAGAAGTTATACATAAATGTTTGATTATTAATTTTATTGGATTTTCTTCTTTGTCTCATTTGTCTCATCTGTCTCATCTGTCTCATCTGTCTCATCTGTTTCATCTGTTTTCTTTGTCTCATCTGTCTTATCTGTCTTCTTTTCAATTCTTTCGTAATACAACGCACAAATTATCAGAGCAAAACTTGTTAAAAACGCAACAGTCTGAATGAAAACCGAGAATTTATATCGTTTATATTGACTTGAAACGCACCAGGACATAACCTCATATGTGATACATAAATTTACAAAAAATATAAATATCAGTGTATGTAAGTTACGGGTTTTATTTTTTGTTAATTCTTTTTCAGAATTCATGGCGTAAAGGTTGATAAAAAAAGTAAAATACAAAAATAACATGAATAAATAAATCAAATTTTTTTGCCATGTATCGTAAAAAGTGTTTTGATGAGCAAAATTAAAAATTTGAATAAATACTTAAAAAATAAACTTGTGAATTAATAATATAAAGAATGAATAATTTAGTGGGAACTTGGAAACTTGAAAAAAACGTGAATTTTGGACAATTTTTAGAATTTTTTGGATATAATTGGTTACGACGAAAAGCTGCTCTCGTATCCAATATTGATTTATCACTGATGCCAACATCACAAGAAGGCGTCTACAAACGGAAAATTGACAGTACATTTATGAAAGATAAAGAAAGTTACATAGTAGATGGAAAACCATATAATAATGATAAGGATTTAACGAAAATTCACAAAATAGAAGGTGACATGTTGGTGTCAACAATAAGTGGGAAACCAAATGGTTTAAAAAAGGAAATAAAATGGACTGAGACTATTCAAATTCAAAATGGAAATATGGTGATTTGTCGAATGTGGGATAAAGATGGAAAAACAGTGGGTTGTCGGCAAATTTTTTCAAAACGATCTTTGTAAAAAATAAAATATGAAAGTTTTTAATTTTAAATCTTCATTTTTTATTTTCAACCAGTGATTATTAATTGGTTGTTGTTAATGGCACTAGGAGTATGGCACTAGGAACTAACGATTTCTGCGAGAAGATAATGTAAACAAGGATACAATTAAGGATAAACAAGATAATCCAACACTCATCACAGTACTATTGAAAAGAAATAGATTGATTTTTTTGAATTTTGTTTGTTGATAATTTAAATGGGAAGTGGAATTTATATTTTGCTCAATATGTGTTTTATGATTCGCAAGTGTTATAGATGTTTGCATTTTCATTTGGTTTACGTTTTGCTTTATTTGCTTTATATTTTTTTCAAGTTCAATAATTTTTTTTTGAGGATCGTCAAGTAACGTAACATTTAAAGCCGTTGAAGAGGATGACATTTATTATTTAATTCATACTATTTTTTAAGTAATTTTTATTAAATTAACTTATGAAAAAAAACTAAAATTTGATCTTGTAAAACAAAGTATGATTTTTTTTATAAATGTTATCAGACATGTTGTCTATTATTTTTTCGATTTTTTCAATTTTCACTGTTTTTCCAGTTGACTCTGCAAATGTAGTTGGATGGTTTAATGGTAAATTAGAAGACATTCCAAATATACCATTAGTGTACACTCATTTAGTCACTGGATATCCATTACAATTTCCAAATGGAAGTGTACAATGTAATAAAAATGATACATTGACACAATCCATAGTTCAATTTGCGCACACCAATGACATGAAAGTTCAATGGCGTTGCAGTCTCCCACATTTCACCAACGTAATATTTAATAATACTCCTGCCCATCAAATGATTATAAACAATTATCTTGATACCATACCCCGCGCCATCAAAGAATGTGGCATAGATGGAATCGAAATCGATTATGAATGGGGAGATCAATCTGGTATCGCAAAATGGGGAATCATTAATAAAACGTTGGCAAATACATACACACTATTTTTACAAAAATTAAAAACTGCTCTTGGTCCGGAATCAGTGGTATCAGCCGATATCGGTTCGTGGAATATTCCACCACAAGGATATCCATTAGGATTTTTACCATGGGTTAATGCAACTTTGTTAAATGAGGGGGCATTTGATTTTGTAAATACAATGTCATATCATTGGGATTCAGTGTTACAATGGGAATATGATATTTTTGTGATGAAATTTTTATGGGGATTTGATTTATCCAGAGTCAATTTGGGTGTACCCTATTTTAGTATGAATATCAGTTCACTTTGTCCACTCCATCGATCTAAACCATCGTGGGAATCCATGTCATATTTATGTCCAAATGTGAATCCAAATATAAATATATGTCAAGGAATTCAATTTGTGGGAAAACAAATGAATTATGAAATTGGTAAATTAGCAAAAAAACATGGATTGGGTGGGTTATTTCCATGGACATTGAATTATGATAGTTTTAATGACAATAATACATTGGTCACTTGGCTATATCACGGATTTCATGATTAAGTTTGTTTACATAAAATCTAAATCTCGTAAAAAATTTGATTCATGTGGTTTTACATTCAACATTATTAAATTACATTTACATATCATGTCATTTGATGGAAGTACTTTTACACGAAAAATAAAATATGCCATGGGATTTGGTGTACAATTAGGCATGGATTTTGAACATTGCCTAACATTTAAAAACAATAAAATGTATGATAATTCAGCAGCTGCATTTGGATGTTGTGATCCAACTCAAATTGTTACGTCAGTCCCTTATAAATTAGTTGGCAATAAAATATTGGTTCAAAATGATAAAGAGGAGTGGACAGAAGGGTTTGTTTTGGAAAATGAAAATTCTTTGAAATCGCTTGGTGAAAACGGGATAGTTGTTGAGGGAGTTGTTTTTACAAAACAAACAATCGAATAACCAATAATATGTTTGGTTATTCCCTGTCATGATTATCTATTCATGATTATCTATTCATAATTAATGCGTTTTTTATTTTTTCAATTGGAAGTTCTTCATATGGATGGTTATCATATAAATGATTTTTATATTCGTTGTGTGTATTACTCGCGTAATGTTTTAGTTTATTTTTTTGATTCTCAGTATGGTTATCATTTGGCATAATTAAATTTTTTAATTTTAATTTTAATTCAATACATTGGCTACATGGTTCGGGATAAAGATCTTTAATAGATGAATTATTTTCCATATATGGTTGTAATTGTGTTGGTAATATTGATTTACCAGTTAAAGGCATTAACATTAACAAATATACGTCAGAATCAATCCACGTTGTATTCCAATTATTATCATTTTGTGATATTTGTAAATTACTGGGCATGTGTTTTATCAATGTTTTTAAATCAATATGTATATTATTAGATGGTATATAATTTGGATAAACCTTACCAGAATATAATTCATAATTCCATAACAACGATTGTAAATAATTATTTGAATTTTTAGAATTCTGAATGGTATTTTTATATTTTATGGGAACATTTGGCATTAAATTAAATAATTTTTTTAAATTATTAAAATTTATTGTATTATTTTTTTTTATTAAGAAATAATGATATTTTGGTAGATTTTGTAGTTTAATATATGCTTTCCATAAATTATCAAAACCACAAATTTTCGGTAAATAATCATTCCCTAATAACATACATAAAAACGTAAAATCATTTTTGATTGGATGATCTTTAAATTCAAAATAGGAATTTAGTGGAAATGCAATACAACGAATTAATTTATTAATCGAAATATATCGATAATTATTAATAATATACAAATTTGATTGTGTAGATTTTATTGCCAAAACAACTAAATCTGAATCTTGTCCATATACCACAATATTTTTTGAATTATTATTAGATGGACATCTTTTTGTATTGTTTAACCTGTTTAACCATTCAAATAATTTAAGTTCACCTTCGTTTTTTTCGGTAGATGGAGAATAATATGTTTTAATATTTAACGTTTTACTAATATTATCTAAAAATTCTTGAATAATTTTATCAACAAAATCCATAAATGGTGTGCCAGTTGTTAAATGTAACGTTGTTAATCCATTGGGTACACCATACAAATATTTTATACGTCTTTTTTTTTGAGTTATCGCTTTTGCTAAAACTGCTTGTCCATCAGTAAAAATTGCGATGTAATTGGTAGGTTTGACCATTCGTATAATTTTTTTTAAATCTTTTGTTAAAAATTTTTTAAATATAAATTTATCATTTGATTTGTGACATATTCCATGTAAAATTGTATTCATATCAATACATAGTGTATGTACAGATGATGGTTTTTTAATACATTTAAATTTAGTGGTTATTTTATTTATAAATCCTTTAATACCCATATTTATTTATAATATTATCACAAGTTATTTCAATATCCTTTTTTTTGATATATTATCAAATTTATCACTAAAAAATCCTATCCCTTTATATGTGGAATTACACACAATATTAACATTCAATAATTTAACATCAAAAAAAAAAAATTTGATTTTTTTTTCCAAAAAATCTTCATTACGAATAATTTACCATCCATTACTAACAAACAACTTCCACAAACTTACACAAACTTACACAAACTTACACAAACTTCAGCGACTTCCACATCTCCCACAATATGAGTGACGATCTATCGGCGATGATGAAAATTCACGAATCAAAGTGCACAATCACTCGGGCACTTTTGAGTCGTACCATTGACGAGATAGATCATTCCAACAAAAGTATGGTTGACATTCTCGCCGAGTTTGTTGGCGACATCAAGGGGCATCTAGCTTCATTTAAGATTGACCAAGCAAAGATGGAGGCTGCTTTGGCGAGAGAAGCAGAAAAAGCCGTGGTGGAAAATGAGGAAGAGGTGGAAAATGAGGAAGAGGTGGAAAATGAGGAAGAGGAACATGTGGTAAATGTACTATGTCCTTTTTCGGCTATTTCTGGAACTAAAAGGTGGAAAAGGAAATACAATTATGGCAATCGTGGTGGTGGCGATGAAAGTGAAACTTCCATTCAAAAGAAAAAATAAAAGAAGCAAAAAACGAAAAATAAATAAAAAAAATTAAAAAATCTGTTTTATTTTTTGTTTTTTAATTTAATTTTAAAAATCATAACAATTCCACTTCTTCTTTTCTGCCACTTTTTAGTGAATGTGTTACAGCAATACAAGCATTATTACTATAAAATGCCTCTAAAATATCAGGTATCATTGGTTTGTCTTTTTCAACAGATTCTAGCCAAGATCGAATAATCTCTTTATCACCACCTCCATGCATACCTAGATGACCAAATTGATATGTTTTAATTTCACAAGGTAAATGTTTTGCTCCTTTAGTTCCTATACCACCAATACTTGGTATAAATTTAATTGTGGCACAATTCATTTCCCATATAAATTCCACGGATCCTTCAACACCATAAAACATCATGGTTCGTCTGGCATTTGGTGCGTAATTAGTAATCATTAAATTTAAATTTGTACCATTTTTATAATGAAATGTGGCAGTAATATTGTCACAAATAGATTTTTCACATGTAAATGGATTATTTTCTTTGAAATCTAAATAATCTTGGTAATTTTCATAAAATTTTGTATCTTTTTTTAAAAATGATTCTTCTATCCATTTGTTTTCAGGTGTCCAAAATTTTTGACCACCAAAAGCAAAAACTTCCACTGGATATGAACCAATACACCAATTTAATATATCTAAACTATGACAAATTTTTTCAACACAATAACCACCACTAATTTCTAGTGATTTACGCCAATTGTTATAAAAATGAGCTCCATGTGTATGCTTAATGACATCTGTTGCGGAAACGACGCCAACACTACCTATTTTACCAACAACTTCTTTTAATTTTTTAAAAATAGGACTATGTCTTAAAACAAATCCGGTGGCAAATTGTTTTTTAAATTCGTATTCTTCTTTGGCCACCATAATTTTTTGATAATCAGTAATTTTAGTTATTATGGGTTTTTCACAAAAAATATGGACATTTTCTTTCATTGCTCGTAAAACATGTTTAGCGTGTAAATGGTTCGATGATGCGATGAGAACAAATTCATAAGGTCCATTTTTCCAAAATTCTTCTTCATTTAAGACAATGGGAATATGGGGCTCAGATTGTTGAATTGTTTTGGAATATTCTAAATTATCATCAAATGCACAAATTAAATGAACATGGGAATAAGTATCAATAATTTTTTTCAACATTTTGGCACGACGACTATATCCTAAAATACCATATTTTATTTGTTTGGTAGTTTGATTCAAAGTTTGGTTTTCCATTTTCCTTATAATTTAAAGAAAAAACAAAAAAACAAATGAATCAAATTTTCTAAAATGATATATCATCAATTAAATCAAAATAAATAAAAAATTTAGTGTTTATTTTGACTTTAATATAC